AGATAAGCAGAAGAAAACACTTGGCTCTATCACTTTCAGTTATTTCAAGTTAAAGTGTGTTGTTGCGGTTTCAATCGCTGTTGATACCGTAACGCTTGATGTGTTTGAGAGAACTCTTACAAGCAATATCGCAGAGGCAATGGTTAAGGCATTAGAAAAGGCTATTATTGCAGGAGAGGGTGCATCTGCAAATCAGCCTGAGGGTATTTTGTCAGATGCCGTTGAAGTAGTAGAGGGTCAGAAAGTTGAAATTGCAAAGGGTAAGGATATTACATTTAAAAACTTATGTGATGCAGAGGGAAAACTTCCGGCTGCTTATGAGTCTGCTGAATGGTATATGACTAAGAGTACATATTTTAATCAGATTGCAGCTATGACAGATACAAGCGGCCAGCCTATTGCCCGTGTTAATGCCGGAGTTTCCGGAAAGCCTGAGTACAGAATACTTGGCAGACCTGTAAACTTTGTGTCATCTGAGTATATGTCAGATTTTTCTTCAACTGTTTCAGCAGATACGGTAGTAGCTTTTATGTTCCGGATGGAGGACTATATACTTAATACTAATCTTAATGTAACGGTTAAGCGTTATGAAGATCATGAAACAGACGACCAGGTGACAAAGGCTATTATGATGGCAGATGGAAAGGTCGTTGACAACAATTCGCTTGTTGAGGTCATTCAAAAAAACTTATAGTCCCTAACACAATTTCAACATATACAGAGCAGGAGCTTGAGGAGATGACTATATCGGACATCAAGGCTCTTGCTGATGAACAGGGCTATAGTGTTAGCGGTAATGTGAAAAGTCTTATTATAGAGAGTTTTCTTGAAGCCCAGGAAAAAGCAGTCAAGGGGGTGTAATATTTGACGGATTTTGGAGAGAAAATCAAAAAGAGCCTGAGAATAAAGCACAGTTCCCTTGATGATGAGATTGAAAGCAATATTGAGATATGTCTGCTTCTGCTCAGAGGAGTAGGCATATCAGAAGAAAAAGCGTGTGCTGATACACAGGATATGCTTATATTTAAGGCTTGCGAATTGTATTGTAAGTGGCAGTTTAACTTTGATAATCAGGCTGAACGATTTGAGAAAGCATTTGAAGGACTTCGTGATTTTCTTTCGCTTGGGGGTGAATACACAAATGGAAGCACTAAATGATATTCTTTTTCTTATAAGTGAAGGGGAAAAGAAAGAAGATGAGGATGGCTTTGAGGTGGAAGTACCCGGAGAGGAACTGGAAGTTTTTTGTGCTGTCAAGTCGGTAAGACAGAGCGAGTTTTATAATGCTTTGAGAAATAATAAAAAGGTCGTGCAGGTCTTTAAAGTAGCTTTTGATGATTATTCAGGACAAAATAATGTGAAATACGATGAAAAATTGTACAAGGTAGAAAGGACATACCGTACAGATGAGTTTTACATTGAATTGTCATGCAGTGAGGTGGAATGATGGCGGTATTTGATTTTGATTTTCCGGATAATATGTTTGACGATGTTTTAAATATATTTGATGAGACAGCTCCAAAGATGATAGATGAGGCATTGCCGATTTATGAGAGTGCGGTCAAAAGTGAGTTGCAGCCACACCGGGATACAGGTGAACTTATAAGTTCTATCAAATGTAAGAAAGCAAAGAAAACTGTAAATGGTGCATACATCGGCTATCTGACAGCGGAGGGGGCTTCAACAAAATCTACTTACACCCGTGAAAACGGAAAAGTTGAACCGTTTAGAAATTATCAGAAAGCACTTGCACTTGAATACGGCAACAGTCATCAGCCGGCAAGACCTTTTATGCAGTCTGCTGTGAATAGCAGTGAGGACAAGGTTTTAGAGAAAATGCAGGAAGTTTTTAACAGGGGGATAAGATGAGTGTTCTTGGTGATTTGAAAACTGCCTTGAAATCCGTATGCACAGAGGCTGCTATGGATGTTTATGACGGAAAGGCAGACACATACATTGTTTATAATGTGGCAGCAGAAAAGCCGGGCGGATTTGCAGATGATAACCCGGCTGTGAATGAAATGTATTTTCAGGTACATCTTTTTGTACCTTTAAATAAAAATTATCTTAATATGCAAAAGGCTATTAAAACCGCTTTATTTTTAAGCGGTTTTTCTTATCCAAAAGTTGCCTTAAATACTGTTGAGAGAGATGTTAAAAAAAGACACATATGCTATGAGACAAACATAGCGGAAAGCGAGGTTTAAATGGCACAGGTAGGCTTAAAATCATTTTTACATGGTGAGTTAAAGGATGGTAAGTACAAGGCACCATCCAAACTTGCGGGAGCGATTGAGTTCAAGGAAAACTTAAACTCGAACGATGCGAAACTTTATGCAGATGATGTATTACAGGACAGTGACAGCTCAGTAACAGGCGGTGATATAACGCTTGGTATTGATGATGATGATCCTGTTATATTTGGACCGCTTCTTGGACAGAAGAAAAACAGCATTGCATTAAGCGGCGGAGAGTCGAAAACAGTTGATGTATATGATGCTACAAGCAATGATGAGCCGATAGCGGTAGGATTTGGCTATATTAGCAAGAAAAACGGTGGAAAGTATAAGGTTGTTTTCTATCCGAAAGTTAAATTTGCACCGTATTCTGTTGATGCAAAGACGAAAGAGGAAAAGTTGGAATATACAACACCATCTGTCGTAGGTACTATTTATCCTGATGAGCAGACAGGACTTTACAGAAGAACGGCTGTTGTTGAGTCGGAGGCAGATGCCGTAGCTGCTCTTAAAGCATTATTTACACCGACAGCGGAGTAGTTTTATTTTTTTGAAAGAAAGTTGTATGCTGCATTGCTAGGCGGTGCGGCATATTTTATATATTTTGATGTGAAAGGATGGTGAGGTTATGAGGATATTTAATCTGAGCATTGATGGGAAGACTTATCCGGCTTGTTGCGGAATAAGAGCACTTGCACAGCTTCAGAAACGGTATGGAAGTCTAAAAGAGTTTGAAAATAAGATATTTTCACGAAGTGAAGATACTGAGAAAAGTGAAAATTATCTGGATGAAATTGATTATCAGGCATTGCTTGATACTACAATACTTTTCCTTGAGGAAGGTGCAGAGGCTACAGGTAAGAAAGCTCCTGATAAAAAGATTGTGTATGCAGTTTCTAATCCGGCAAAACTTGCAACAGAAATTTTTACTGCATATGCAGGCTCAATGTTTCCGGAAAATGAGAACGATGAAAAAAACTCGGAGAGCCAGACGGAGGGAAAATAAATTTCGTCTGGTATAAGTTGATTGCAAAGACAAAACTGGGATGCTCTGAGACAGAATGTAATTTTCTGTCAATCGGGGAATTTTCTGATCTGTACTATGAATATAAGAGTGTATTTGACCTTGAAATGAGTATGCTTGCATCTTCAATCTGCAATATGTTTGCAGGAGGTTCAGCAAATACCTATGAGAGGATGATAACCAGTGTAGAGGAAAGAGAAGAAATCATTAACTTTTAGAAGCGGAGTGATAAGATGGCGAATAAAAATAAAATTGGTGCATCAATAGTGCTTGAGGGTGAGAAAGAGTTTAAAGCAGCGGTTACAGCTTGTAATAAACAGCTTTCGTCAATGAAATCAGAGCTTAGTCTTGTTAAAGAGAAGTATGCCGAGAATGCGAACAGCCTTGAAGCACTTCAGGCAAAGCATAAAGTTCTTTCTCAGGTGCTTCAGGGACAGAGAATAAACTCGATGCAACAAAAGCCGGTTATGTGCATAGTGCTGAGTCACAGAAAAAAGTTGCAGACGGTCTTGAAAAGTTAAGGGCAGAATATAAAAACGCACAGGCTGAAATGGATAAAATGAAGAAATCCGGAACAGCCACGGATGCGGAACTTGATAAACAGCAGAAAACCATTGATGAACTTGCAGAGGCAATAAAAAAAGGCGAGAGAAATTATGAAGCCGCCGGCAGCAGAGTGGAAAATTGGAAAAATAAATTAAATACTGCGGAAGCACAGACTATAAGAGCAAGCAGAGCCTTGAATACAAATGATAAGTATATGAAAGAGGCTAAAAACTCGGCAAATGGTTGTGCAACATCAATAGACCAGTATGGAAAATCAGTCAGGGAAGTAAGAGTTAATGTTGAACAGCTTGGAGAAAGTAACAGACAGGCTTTTAATAATCTTGCAGACCAGATAGTTGCATCAGGAGTAAAAGAAAAGGTCGAGGATATAGCAAAAACTTTGTATGAGTGTTCTGAGAGTGCTGAGAAGTTTGAAAGTGCATCAGCAAAGGTTAGTACCATTGCTGATACATCGAAAAAATCAATGGGTACACTTAACAAGGAGATGCTTGACCTGTCTACAAAGACAGGAACGGCGGTAACGGAT